GAATCCAAAGTCTTCACCAAAGTATCGTTTAGTCTCTATATCATGTAAGGTATCAAATAAATTATAAAAGTTTTCTTTTTTAGTCTCTTTACCATTAATAATCGTTGGTTGATATATCTCTAATTCAGGATGTTTTTCTATCATCGTTTCAATGACTTTTCTTTTAATCAACATACAGCCTGTAGGAGCATGAGTTACTTCTATAACCCCATTCTCCATAATTAATTCGTTCTTACCTATTTTAATTGGAAAAATATAACCTGCAGGTAATAAATCTTTTTGTGTTTTAACCATATCCGTTTTATGTATCTTGTCCCACATCTTATCGGTATCAAATGTCTTCATAGGATATGGACAGGCAATAATATCTTTATCAGCTTCTAACATTTTAAATATAGTTTCTGAATTAAAATCAATATCTGAATCTATAAATAATAAATGATCGTAGTTATCTTCATGATTTAAAAACTCTGCTACACATAAATTTCTACCTTGTGTAACTAATGATGATTTTAATAAACTAAAACTTAGTAATATGTTTCGTTTCATACATTCTAATTGAAACTTCAATACTGCTTGAGTGTAATGCATAGATACTTCACTATGACATGGAGTACAGACCATTATTTTATAAGGCACTTTTCTAGGTCCTAAATTTATTTCTGTATAATTAGAATCTACTTTATTATGTTTGATTGTTTGATACGTATCTTCATTAGCAAACGTAGTCTTATCTTCATTAAACCAAATAGGTTCATTATTTTGCATTGGCAGCTCCTTCTAAAAATCTAATCCAATTAATTGATTTCATTTTCCAGTTATAGAATCGATTAACATAATCTTTTTGTACTTTTAAATGATCATTAATACCCGGTGCCTCAAGTGATTTAGCAGCAACCTCAATACCTTGTGCAAACTTTCTAGCTAAACTTTTATAGTTATTAGAGTATGGAATATACATTGGAAACTCAGCACCTGTTTCATAAATAGCACCATAATTAGTAGTCACACAATATAAACCGGCAGCCATTGCTTCTAATAAAGATATACAAAATGTCTCTTCCCAAATACTTGGATAAACAAATAATCGATAATCTTTTAAATGTTCTTTAATATATTCATTAGGTTTATAACCAATGTAATTTACATTAGGTAATTGTTTAGCTTGATCATATAAAGCTTGATAATGTTTATCATGAGATTCATGAAATGCTTTACCATAGACTTCTGTAGACGAATACACATCTAAACTAATTAATGGGTTTTTAACTAATTGCATTGCACCTAATAATACAGATAAACCTCTCCATGGTGTACAATGATGAATGATTTTTATCGGATCACCTGTTTTATATGTAGTTGCAATAGGTTCAACATCTTCAATACCATTTTTAATAACTAAACATTTCTCTGTAGGTAAACCAAAGGTTTGTGTAAATTTTTCAAAGTTCCAATTAGAGTTAAATACATACCAATCATATTTATGATGATTAGATTTATCTTTAAACCATGGTGCCAGATTCGGTTGATCATAAGAATTCTTTTGCCAAAGAACATTTATTTTATTTGAATGTAATGGAATCTTTTCAGGAACAGATGTACAGATTTGAAATTGATTTAGTAATTTTGGATCAACATGTTTTCGTAAATATTCAAATTGAAGCTCTGTACCGCCTCTAGGATTTTGGTTTATCATTCTTTTGATTCATTACTTTCTGAAATACTTGTAGACCTTTATTAGTAACTTGAACTGTAACATCTGTTACAATATCAGGTCCTTCTATTTTTTCTTTTGATACTTCTCCTGTCTTAGTATTTCTATATGTGGTTATAGTTGTACATTCTATTTTTGGTATGTCTTTATCCATTCTCCTGTGATCTGTCTATTAAAGCATAACTTATAACACCTTTTACAGTATTTGCAACCTCTGTTTGGGCCTTTATACTATCTCCTGCTTCTAAATTTAAAACTTGACCTGCAGCCTGTTCTGTTGCGTCTGCAGTTAAATCTTTGTGAAAAAATTCATAATCCGCAGATGCAGAAGAATCATGTAAATACATCTCAGTTAAATTATTACTACTATGTTCATTTGTAAGACTAATGCTTTTTACAATTGCTACGGAACTTGTATTAATTGTTAATATAGTTGTTAAATTTGTAGTGTCTAAAATAAACCCTTGATTTTTATATTGTATTGTCATTAGGATATAAACCAGTTAAATGTATCTTGTTGTTCTTTCAAATCTTTTTGATATGAAAAATTTAATTCATTCTTGATGGTATCAACTGCACGAAGAATCTGTCTTTGGTTTTCAACATCATATTCTTCTTTAGGTTCTGGTATGTATGAAGTTATTCTAGCCATTATCTTCTTCCATCTGGTCTTACATCTACTCGTAAAGTTCCATAACGCCACGTTTCACCGGTGCCATCATTTTCAATTTTAATTGCAAGTAATCTTCCTCTCGCTCTAGTATCGACTTTATCAGTAGAACTTGTAATTGTAAAGGGTCCAAGAGGTGAGCTTGTTGCAGATTGACTTGGATAATCATTTAATAATAAAGTTACTTTTGAATTACCAGTTAATACTTTAAAGTCAGGTATAAATCGTTTCATAGACATAATGAATTCTCCATCACCTCTAAAGTCTGCCATTCCTGTTGATTGACCGGTAATATCTCTTGTTGCAGATATATCAAAGTCTCCAGATTTAATAAAAGCATTAATAGATGTGGTGCCGGATGAATTGATTTGATCGGTTCCGGTTTCATGGGCATAGTAAGTTGATGCACCATAAGTATTCGTTACACCTTGAATAGCAAAATTAGGTGTTGCTGTTCTAATATATTGTGTAGCATATGGTAAATCAAATACACCTTGATCAGCGTAGGTGCTTCTTGCTAATGAAGAAGTGGTCCAACAATTTTCTGCAAAATTAAATGTAACACATCGATCAATTTGTTCTGAACCTGATTTTGGATAGAACCAATTAATTTCATTATATAAAGAATTATGTTCTGCATAAACTACTTCTGCAGAAGTATATTCTATTCCCAAATTATCTCCAGTTGTAGTAAATACAAAATCTTCTACTAAACATGGTATGGCTTTTACCGTACCATCAAACATGAAGAAGCCACCTTCTCCAGACATCCAAAACACAACACCATTAGAATAACTCAATGCATGTTGACCAATCAATCCACAGTTGGTACCAACTTGTTTTACAGAAAATGTAAATGGTGGACCCACATATTGAATAACGTATGCAGAAGTATCTGTTAATACTAATGTATAATCTTTACCAGATACCGCTCCCATAATTTTATTACCTTTGTCTACTCTAAATGTACCTGCAGTATTAGTCGCTGTAGGTTGATAAGTATTATAATCTTCTTGATTTGAAAATCTTATAAACATTGGATCTACTGTTGATGGATCACCAATAGTTGTTTCAGTTCCAAAATGAAATAAATGTCTATCTCTATCGGATACTTGTGTTAATCTTGTTGAAGTTGGTGCACCAGACATTACTGTTGCTCTGTTAGCTCTTGGTGTTGATACTCCAGGATTCCATGTATATGTTTTACCATTGAATATAGTTGCAACTAATATTGCTCCAAAGTTATCTAAACTCCAGTTGCCTGGATCCAGAACCACGTCGCTTACTGTTCTTTCAGTGCCCCATGTTGAATCTCCCCAAAGATATGTACCCCATCCATAACCTGCGGTTTGAAATACTGGACCTACAATTACATATGGAAGTATCTCTGCTGAACCGGTTCCAGAAGTAGTACCTGCAGAATTAGATGGCATTGTAATTTCAAAAGTATTAGCTGTGACATTAGCAATTTCAAAAGTGTTGTCTTCAAAATCGGTTGTGGCATATCCCGAACCAGTTGGCACTGTTACAGAATCAAATGTAACATATCTTCCGTTTAATAAACCATGTGAAGTTTTATTAACAGTAACTGTTGGTGAACCGGTTGATGCATCAAAAGTTGCTCCAGTAATAGCTGTATCTAATGGAGTAATGTCATAAAAGTCATCTCCATAATATAAAAACAATCCTTGTGATGTACCTATCGCTCCGTACTTTTCACCCGCTAAGGATGTCCAAGTATGTTGTGCACGTGCAGCTCCCGGAAGTGTTTCAGATTGACTTGTTAATTGATTCCAACCCCCTATTTTTTCAGGTAGTCCATATCTAAATCGAACAAAATCACCATCAACCCATTGAGACTCGGCTCCGGAATCAGTAACCATCTTGTTAAAACCAGGCTTGAAATTTAATTTTTGTAGCATATAACCTACTATATAATACTTATGAATATAATGAAAGCGAGAATAGTATGGTTCCCGGAACGGTTATCATACATAGATTTTGACTCATTGCAAGACAAAATAGACTGGGATCAGGACCATTTAGATAATGTTCGTAAATATATGAAAGAAGATGGTTTATTATTTCCGGCTGTATTTAAAGATGGTGAAATCCATTGTGGTCACTATCGATTTAAAATAGCAAAAGAAATGGGTTATGATGGTATCGATGCATATAAAGTAGATACTTTTAAAGATGCTTTACATTTGACTAATTTCACTGAATTATGTTATAAGCACTACAAAGAATATAAAGATAAAAACTATGTATGAGTCATTAATAGAAGCAACTAAATTTCATGCATCTAATCAAGAACATTGGGTTGGTGAAGCTTTAGCAGAATATAAACATAATATTTATGAAGTTATTAGAAATAATAATATAAAAACCATATTGGACTATGGTTGTGGTAAAGCTAAATTTCATTCAATTTTATTTAATAATAAAAAACTTCCTGGATCACCATTAGGAATAGATATAATTAAATATGATCCAGCTGTTGCACAATATGCAAATAAACCTATTGGAACTTATGATTTAGTTTTATGTATTGATGTCATGGAACATGTTCAAGAAGATAAAGTTGAAGAAGTTTTAAAAGATATTTT